GGCTGGCAAAACTATCACGGGCCTTGATGTGACTACGGCGGGCGACGCAACGATTGATGGTGCGAAACAGCGAGCCTATGAGGCCGCCCGGTCAGAATACGACCGCCTTGCTGTCCATTTTAAGCGTAATGAGGTGATGGCCGCCGTCCGTGGCGACAACTACCAGCCGAACTTCCTGCAAGGAATCGAGCATGTCCGCAAAGTCACGGATGGATTCCAAGACTTTGAGTTGAAAAGCGGGCATGGAGAGTCTTTCCTTGACCGTCCTTCCATGGACATGTCTCCAGCCGGAGAAGCATACCGTACTGCCATGTGGATGGGCACGGAAACTGACCCAAAGAAGGCTTACAAGTCCGCCAAGAGTGCGTCCATGACAAAGGCGGCCATGAACTACGATAAAAAGAACGCCCTGCCAATAGCATGACGTTTGTCCCGACTCCTCATCCGGTGCTTGTCGCACCGTCAGTTGACGACATCAAGTCGTTGACGGAGAAGTTCGGGGCTGAAAAGACGGCTGAACTCCTTACCCTGCGTGAGGACAAGATTCTGGCCGAGAAACTAGACCCGTATCGTCACGGATTCGACCTTCCGCATTGGAAGGAAGCCGACCAACTGCTCAAGGACCAGAATGAACTGCTTGTCCTAGGCGGCAATCGTGCGTCCAAGACCGAATGGGCCGCAAAACGTGTCGTGCAGACGCTCATCAACGTGCCGAACTCCCGTGTCTGGTGCCTCCACACGACCAACAAGTCGTCCATCGAGATGCAACAGAACGTGGTCTACAAGTATCTGCCATCCGAGTACAAGGAACTGCGGAAAAACAAGATTACGAACGTCCAGTACACCCAGAAGAACGGATTTTCCGACGGCACGTTCATTCTGCCGAACAAAAGCCAATGCTTCTTCATGAACTACGCACAGAAGCGTGAGGTCATCGAAGGCGGCGAGGTCGACTTCATCTGGTGCGACGAACTTGTGCCCTTGGACTGGGTAGAGACGCTTCGCTACCGTATCGTCACCCGTATGGGCAAGTTGGCCATCACTTTCACTCCGATTCACGGGTACAGCCCGGTCGTCAAGGAGTACGTCTCCGGATGCAAGTTCACGGAGTTCAGAAAAGCCGAACTTCTCGGGCCCGGAGTGCATGTAGGCGGTGCCCCCGCCGGAACCATGCCCTACAAGGGCCGTTGCCATGGCCGAAGTGCGGCCGTGATGTGGTTCCACTCTCAACTCAACCCCTACAACCCCTTCTCGCAGTTGCGGAAGATGCTTGAGGGCAAGAAACCTTATGAAATCCGAATCCGAGCATACGGCTGGGCAGACAACGTCGCAGGAAACCAATTCCCGAGGTTCACGGACGCAAACATCATCTCGCCGGACAAAGTCCCGAAAGAAGGGACAAACTACATGGTCATCGACCCAGCCGGAGCCCGCAACTGGTTCATGCTCTGGCTCCGTGTCTCGGAAACGGGCGAAATGTACGTCTACCGGGAATGGCCGGACCTTTCTGAAGGAGAATGGGCGATGCCAGATTCCTCGCCGGACGGTAAAGCGGGCTCTGGACAACGTAACAACTCCGGCCGTTCTATCGAAGATTACAAGACCCTCGTCCGTGAACTCGAAGGAGACGAAGAAATCTGCGAGCGTTTCATCGACCCCCGTGCAGGAGGGTCCAAGGCTTCTATGGACGATGGCGGGGTATCACTTATTGAACTTCTGGACTCGGGTGAAGCACCTATGCACTTTCGCCCGGCCGCTGGTATCCGCATTGAACAAGGTGTGGCGATGATTAACGACGGGTTTGCTTACGACCAGTCCCAGCCGCTTACTTCGATAAACCACCCGAAACTCTACGTTTCCGAGGATTGCCAGAACCTAATCTACTGCCTCCGTGAATGGACGGGCAAGGACGGCGACAAGGGGGCCACCAAAGACCCGGTCGACTGCCTTCGCTACCTGATGGTCATGGACCCTGAGTATCAGGGCAACAACGCCATGCGTTCCTACGGAGGAGGCTCTTACTGACATGCTAAAACCACCCGCACTACTCACTCGCTCCCAAGCGATGAACATGACCGGATTCGGAAGGAAAGTCATCGAAAAGATGGCGGACCAAGGCAAGGTACGCACCTATCGTACCAAGGGCAACCACCGGAGATACCACCGGGACGACTTTACCAAACACCTATCTACTAATGAAGCACGACAGTCATAACGAAGACAAGTTTGTCTACTCTACCGGCAAGCCGGACGTAGGCTACCTGTATCATGAGTTTCAACGCTCGTTGAACCACGGGTCCAACACGGCCCGAGTCATCGACAACGACAACATCCGCCTTGCCCGCTGGGAAGGACAGTCCGGCGACGGCAAAAAGCACAGCGACATGCGTCCTGACGGCGACCCGGCGTTCCCCTTCGAGGGTGCGTCCGACGTCCGTGTTCGTCTCGTCGACAACACCATCAACGAAATCGTCGCCACGCTGATGACGACTTTCGACCGATGCAACATCCGCATCAACGGCACGGAACTCAATGACAACGGTCCTTCGGCCGGTGGCAACGTGCTGATGAACTGGCTGGTAAACAAGATTCGCCCGGAACTCCGTAACGAAGCCGAACTGCTTGCCAACTACACCCAGCAGTATGGCTGGTCTGCCGCCCATGTCTACTGGGAGCAGGAAATGGGCACTCGCTATCAGGTCGTCCGTGCCGATGAACTTGCTTCGCTGGCTCAGATGGCCGCACAGCAGGACCCTACCAGCCCGCTTGCCGGGCTGATGGACGCCATCGCCGACCCGGCGAAGGAACAGTATGCCGCCGACCTCATCACGATGTACCTGAAGGACATGGCCGTGAAAGACGTCCTTGGTGCCATCCGTGAGATGCGTGAAACCGGAGTCGCAAATCTTCCTGAGCAGTATGTCTCGAAGAATCTGCCCAAGGTCGTGGCTCTCAAGCCGTTCGATGAAATCTCGTTCCCGCCTGAAACCATCGACCTTCAGAACGCCCGTGTGGTCTTCCGCCGCACGTTTATGACCGAACTCGAACTGCGTCACATGGCGGAAATGGACGGTTGGGACAAGAAGTTTGTCGAGGAAGCCATCAATACGGCCGGGATGAACAACGCTTACAACGACCCGAACATCATCCCCAATGCGGCTTTGCTGAACTATCAGATTAACCGCAACGACAACCTCATCGAAGTCGTCTATTCGTATTCTCGTCTTCTGGACAAGGACAACATTCCGGGCATCTATCAGACTATCTTCTGCCCCATCGCCGGTACGGAACGCTTCGCAAAGCACGAACTGCTTGGCTATGCACACGGCAAGTATCCGTTTGTCGTGTATCGCCGTGAACGCACCCGTCGTCCTATCATGGATTGCCGTGGTGTTCCTGAACTTGCCGCCATCGACCAGTTGGAAGTTAAGGCCCAAAAGGATTCCATCCGTGACCGCACGGCCTTCGTCACCATGCCTCCGGTCATGGTCAAGAAGCGTCTTGGCGGCCTTAATCGGGTCGCACCGGGCGTACATCTGCCGGTGACGTCTCCTGACGACTACCGCTTCATGCCTCCTCCCGGTGGAGAGACGCAGACCGCTTTCAATCTCATCGCCATGGTCGAGATGAACAATGCCGCCTACTTTGGCCTGTCTCATCCCAACGTGCCTCAGGTCAAGACTCAGGTCACTCAGCAGTTGATGGTCAACAACTGGCTGTCCGTCTGGAGCGAGACGTTCAACATGGTCTTCTCCCTGACGTTGCAGTACATGGAGCCGACCGAGGTCGAACGTGTCTGCGGCATGCAACTGCCTCAGAACGTGTCGGAAATCTCCTCGATGTTCGACTTCCACGTCAAGTACGACGTGCGTGACATTGATTCTGCCTACGTCATCGAGAAACTCAAGGCCATCACCCAATTCGTCCTGCCTCTTGATGCCGGTGGCATCATTGACCGCAACAAGTTGGTAAAAGCCGCCGTCGAGGCTATCGACCCGGACAAGGCGAAAGAACTCATCATGCCCGCCGGAGCCGCCAGCCAGAAGGTCTATCGTGACATTCAGAGCGACGTCGGACTGATGATGCTTGGCATGGAAGCCAACTACGTCGAGAATGACCCTGCCGCTGGTTCCAAGATGCAGTTCATCCAAGACATCATGTCCAAGAATCCTCAGGCACAGCAGAGGATGCAACAGGACCCGCACTTCCGTGCGTTGGTCGAAAACTACATCAAGAACCTCCAGATGTCCGTATCCCAGCAGGAAAACAAGGTCATTGGCCGTACCGGCGTAACCCCGGTTGCACAACAGGCCGGAAACCAGATGCAGGGTCAAATTGATGCCGCCAATGAAGCAGAGCCTACCGCCTGAAATCGTCCACGGGTTCGCCTTTGAGCCTCATAACAACTCCTTATGGAGAGCATTACACATGCTTATCGACGCTTCGATTGAATCCGAAGTAGCGGCGGCCATCTCCAAGGAGAACAAGGGCGAAGACCGGGCTTGGTATGCTGGCCGGGCCGACGCCCTGTCGACCTTCAAGACCATCCTTATCGAAACCCGGAATCAGGTGCTTGAACACCAAGATAGGCCGCCAGAAACGGCTAATCCATCCGGAAATGGTCCGACTGTTTAAGGAGCCTTGCATCAAGCGATGCTGGGCCCATTTTGTAAGTAAGGTTCTGGGACCTCAAAACCCTGCTCACAGACTTACGACTTATTCGTATGGAAAACCAAAACGCCAACCCGGGTCAGGCTCAAAACACCCCGGAATCAACGCCCAAGTTCTCTGGGCTGACCGTAGACGACATCGCTAACCAGTTTAGCACCTCTTTCCTGAGTGAACCCGGAAAGACGGACCTCGAAGGGTCCGAGAACAAGCCTGAGGAAGAAACGGCCGACTTTGAAGCGACGGCCGAAAGTGAACAAGAGGTTCTTTCACAGGACGAAACGAATGAAACCACGGAGGGTGAAACCGAATCCGAGGAAGACGCCGAACAGGCCGAATCCGAAGACGAAGGCGAAACCGAACGTGGCCTCCCCAAAGGAGTTAAGAAACGCATCGACAAGTTGACCGCCAAACGGCGTGAGGCTGAGGCTGAGGTAGAACGACTTAGGTTGGAAATGGAGAATCTGCGGCAGGAGGCTTCTAAGAAGCCAGTCCAGAACCATGACCCCAAGAACCCCTACTCTTACCTGACGAGCATGGACCTAGTCCAAAAGGAAGCGGAACAGGCTCGACAGATTCGGCGATGGTGCGAGATGAACCCCGACGGGGCGACGGTAAAGGACAAGGAAGGGAATGAGACTGATTATTCCGCCGAGGATGTCCGTAGTATCAAACTCAAGGCCATGGATGCCATCGAGGAACACCTGCCTAAACAGGCCCGGTACCTTGAACAGGTCAATCACATGGACCAGATTGCTACGAAGGAGTATCCATGGTGGAAGGATAAAGCGGCCAAGGAGCGAGTAATCGCAGAAAAGTTCTTGGAGGCTTTCCCCGAAATCAAGCGTTTCCCGGACTACAAGGTGGTCGTGGGTGACTACCTTCGAGGCATCAAAGCCCGAGAATCGGCTTCCCGTACTAACACGGTACAGCGAGCCCCTGTCCAGCCCAGACCCGGTGTTACCCCGGCCCAGCGTTCCGAAAGGGATGCGAAGTCCGACGGTGCTAAGGCTCGTTTCATGAAAACTACGTCCCGTGACGACCTTGCGGACATCATCGCATCTAAGTTCCTCACCTAAAAACTCCTAACTAAAGTCTACTACTATGGCTCTACTTACTGAACCCGGGTTCTCCAGCGGCAAGCGGGAAGAACTCGCTGACCTCATCGCCCTTGTCGATGCTAAGGATACCCCCTTCACCTCCATGGCGAAGAAGGGCTCCAAGCCCGGCAACACCCAGTTCCGCTGGCAGGTCGATTCCCTCCCGACTCCCAAAACCACGGGCGTCGTCGATGGTACCGACGTCACCGCCTACGAGAACTACGTCAAGGACGGTGCCAACGTGTACCGTGCTGAACTGAGCAACTACATCCAGATTTTCCGCCGTTCCGTGCGTGTGTCTCCTCTCACGGAGTCCATCGCTACCGTCGCTGGCGTGAAGTCGGAACTCGCTAACAACGTCGCCAAGGGGATTCAGGGCCTCAAGCGTGACATGGAAGCGACGCTCTGCTCGAACAACGGTGCCCAGTTGGACGCCGGTGGTTCCACCCCGTACCTGACCCGTGGCCTCCACAAGTGGCTCCAGCCCATCGCTACCAAGGACACGACCCTTGCTGTTCCGGATGCTTTCTGCACCCCGACGGCTAATCGTTCCACGGTCGGCACGGCCGCCCTCACCGAGTCCGTCGTTCAGGGCGTCCTGACCGGCATCTACAACCAGACCGGCCAGTTCCGTGACTACGACGCTCTCGTTGGCACCGCCCTCAAGCGAGCCTTCACGAACCTCGTCTTCACCAGCCCGTCCTCTGGCTCGACCAACACCCAGACCGCTATCCGCACCTTCAACCGTGAAGCCAACGCCTCGGCGTACATCTCCTCGGTCGACGTGTTCGAGGGCGATTTCGGTAAACTCCGTCTGCACCCCTCGCACTTCCTGAACTTCTCGGGCGGTGCTGGTAGCACGACCCACGGTTACGTCATCCCGTTCAACATGGTCGAAGTCCGCTACGGCGGTAACGTCGCTCAGGTCACGGAACTGACGAACAACGGTGGCGGTGAAGCCCGAATGATTGAAGCGGTTGCTGGCCTCTGCGTCTACAACCCGCTGGCCTTCGGCGTCTTCGACTTCGCCTCCTAATCCGAGGTGTCGGACTTCGTTCAAAGTCTGGCCGACGTCATTCCCTCCCATCTCAGAAATGAGGTGGAGAGGGAACTCCGTTTGGGCTTTAACGCTATGAGAGTAAAAGCGGTCGCTGAGGCCAAGCAGACTGCTGTTTTTCAAAATGCCCACGAAGCACGAAGCATCGAGGGCGTGGGGGAGAAACTCGGGTCCATCCCGGGTGACGCCTATCATTACTGGGGTCAGCGTCTCGGCTACGATTGCTGGAGCGATGACCAATTCGTCAAGGAGTTCTTCCGAGACAACCCAGAAACCGCCGTCCGGAACCGTGTCAAACGGGCCACCGTGAACGGTGCCATTTTTACCGCTGACGGTCATCTAATCCCATGAGGACCACCGATTACTCAACTATCATGTTCGAGGCCCTCCAATACGCAGGGCAGGACCGTCACAACATCCGTCCGGAGACTTTTGCCCAGTTTCGAGACTTCGCCAATGCCCGGCTTCGCTCGGTATGGGAACTGTCCAATTGGCCAGATGTCGTCCGATTGGCGGCTTTTACGACCATTACGGACCCTGTAACGGAGGTCCCTTACTTTACTCCGGCGGCTAATGCCGGTGAAATCCTGAACGTCTACAACAAGAACCCTCAGGTCACGACCCGGGGCATTGACGTAGGATACGAACTTTACAGCGACGGTACGAACGAGCGTGTCATCCTAGGCCAGAAATTGCTGGATTCCGGCTTTTACCGCTACCGCATCAAACTGACCCCTATCACCGGCGACCTCTATTCGCCGACTGCGGTCTACTACGCCGGGTCCCAAATCTACTTTGACAGCGGCTCCAACACGGGCACCTATGTCCCCGTGCTAGGCCGCCCTCATACGGCTAACTTTTACACCTGTCTTTCGACGGCCGCCGCCAATGAGAATCCTACGAGCCACCCGGCCAAGTGGGCCAAGGTTTCGATTCCTTACGCTTTCGGCCCCTACATGTCTTGGGGCTCTGCCGCCGACTGGATGGTTTCCGAAGGAAACGTCGAAGGTGCCGCAGTCCTAGAGCAGAAGGCCAACGGAATCCTTGACCTCGAACTCGACAAGGTCTTGCGTCAGCAGGGTCAGTTCGACAAAATCATCATGACTAAGACTTACTAACCATGGCCAACATCGCATTTTCCACCCCCTTCACCAAGTCGTTTACGCACGTCAACGCAACCGTTGGCACCACCGCCGGTGAAATCCTTGCGGCTACTCCCAACTCTTACGATAGGCGAGTGATGCTTATCATCCAGAATCAACATGCCGCCAATACCGCTACCGTGGTTTTTGCCGCTACTGGTTCTGCCGGTATCGTGCTTCTGCCTAATCAGAGCATCAGCATCGAAAACTACAACGGGCCCGTCAGGGCTGTTGCCTCCGGTCCTACCACTCCCGTTCACATCGCCTACTCCCTCGTCTAATGGCTATTAGCATCATGGGCGGGCTTGGCGGTCTTACCGTCGAAAGCGACCCGCTTTCCCTTAAACTGACCGGAGGAACGGTAAGCGGCAAAGTCAACTTTAGTGCTGTTGGCGGCCTTGCCGGACTTAACGTAGGCATCGGAGGCACGTCCGCATCGGCTGTTACCGCTGGCGACCTTTGGATTACGACTGGTGGCAGTTCCCTTAACTTCCGTGATGGAACCGGTGCTTGGCGTGTGCTTCCTACCCTTAACGGGAACAACGCCTTTACGTCCAACCAGACGATTACGGTCAACAACACTACGACCGCCCTTACCGTCACCCAGAATGGAACTGGTAACGCATTTGAGGTCCGTGACGAAACTCCTGACTCTGAAATCTTCTCCATCAACCAGTTTGGCAAAGTCGGCATTGGTGTTACTCCTGACGCATCGGCTTGTCTAACGCTTGATGGTAACGGAATTAAGTTTATTAACTCCGCTTCGGTCATAACCGACATTTTTCAAACGTCCGCTACTTCTGCACCTATGGGATGGAACCCTAATACCCCCGACTATGTAATTGGGTTCAACATTGGTGGAACTCAGTTTTACGTCCCTGCTTGGACCTCTTAACATCATGATTATCGCTATCGCTATCTCTCTAGTTCTTGGCTTTGCTGGCGGCTTCTACGCTGGCCTCAAGAACGCCAACTCCGGCAAGGTCGCCAAGGCCAAGTCGATTTTTGACGAGATTTCCAAGTAATGCCTCCTACCCCGCTATTTGCGGGCGATAAGGCGTTCATCGGACTGAACTCCCGAGACAACCCTATCGCCATTCCGGCCGGGTTTGTCTCCCGGGCCCAGAACATCCGCATGGACCGTGGTACGCTGATGGTCCGCAAAGGACTAGAGCGTCTGACCACGGGCGGGCTTGTTGGTGAGACTGTCTACTCCAGCGGAGTCTACATCAACTCAAGCGGTCAGGAAATCATCGTAATCTGCCTAGGCACCAGCCTCTACATCTACAACCCGGATGCGATGTCCATGGGCGGGCCATACAACTACCCGGCCGGAGAAACCATCACGGACCCTACGGTCGTTTCCGTGTTTCAGGCTATGGACAAGGTGTACATCACCCGTGGCTACAACAAGCGGCCGTTGGTGTTCGACTACTCGACCCTCGCCGTCACTCAACTTCCTTCGACCGGACACCAGTTCCCGAACAGCAGGTTTGGAATCTACTACGGCAACAGAATCATCGTTCAGAACTCAAGCGACTCTATTGCGGTAAGCCATTACCTAGACCCGACGTCGTTCAGCCTTTCTGACATGTTCAGAATCAACGATGGCGGCAACGACACGTTGGTCAGCATCTGCCCTTGGACCCTTAACGAGTTCGTGGTCATGATGCGTAATAGCATCTTCTATGTCTCCGTCGGGTCCGGTAACTATGACATTGGGGACAGCATAGCGGCTGATGCTTACGTCAAGTCCCTGTCCGTTGACGTCGGTTGCTCCGCAAAGCGGAGCGTAGTCCAAGCCGGGGGTAGCATCATCTTCCTTTCCGACAACGGGGTGTACGCCCTGAACCCTCAGGCTTCCGGGGCCGGGACTACCAACAGCCCGGAAGGCATGCGTCTTCTGACGGCCGCAGAGCCGCTTTCTGCCCCTATTGACGACGTCATTCAGCGTATCAACCGGACTCACTCCGACAAGGCCGTGGGAATGTATTGGGGTAACAGGTACTATCTGGCCGTCCCGCTTAACTCGGAGGATGGAAGTGTCGTAGCGACGAAGAACAACCACGTCCTAGTCTACAACTTCATCAACAAGGCTTGGGAGTCGGTTGACTCTTTCCCGGCTGGCTTTGATGTCATGAACTTTATCGTCGCAAAGAAAGGCTCACAGCGACGGCTGTTTGCCCTAGACGACCAGCAAGGCGTCTTCTTGATGGAGGAACTGGACTTTGATGAGTACGGCAACTCTACCGGAACGCCGGTACTTCCCTTTACACTTCCGGAGATACTATCCGACCTCTCCTTCCAACAGTATCAGATTGCAGGTCTTTGCGACACAAGGACTTACATTTTTGACTCAATGACGGACAAGCGATTCAGAAGCCTTGAGTACGACCTAGAGATTCCGACAGGGTCTGCCATCAAGGCTTCGTGCCTTACCCAGAATCCAGACGTCTTGAGCGTACTAGATGAATACGGCTCAAACGCCGAAGGAGAAGATGCGACCCGCAGAGTGCCCGTGAGAAAGACCGCATACGGCATCCGTATTCGGTTCGAGGCTGTCTACAAGCGACCGGCTGTTCGTGGGGTTCTGGTTGACGCAATCATCCCCGGAAGGAATACTCAAAGTAACGACTAACATGCCAATTCTAAATAAAGGAGAATCTTTTGCCGATGGCCAGCAGGTCAACGGGCAACGCCTTAACGACCTTATTGACAACGCCACGGCCCTGCCGGAGTTCATCACCAGCCAGACTCCTATTGCGGACCCGGTTGCCAATGGGGACACCTTGCTTATTCACGACGCTTCTGCCGCAGAACTTCGCAAGGTAAGCGTACAGGAACTGTTCGCAGGAGACATCGCAATCGCTACGGCTTCCGTAACGACTTCGACCATCAACGCCCCTACCGGAAAAGACATCGCTATGGGCCCCAATGATGGGACAGCGGTGACAGGTAGTGCCTTTACCTCTGTTGACGGAATTACCGTCACGGTAAACTCGGTGAACCACGGGTTGCTGGCCGGTCAGTTCGTCTCGATTACCGCATCGGTTGCGGCCTATTCCGGGACTTACGTCATCGCTTCTTACACGGCCAACAGTTTCACCTACATTACTCTTTCAGAGCAGACTCCTGCCAGCGGAACTTGCAGTTACACGAAGCAGGGAACGGTCGACATCAATGGCAACTTGATGGTCGAAAACAACGTAATCGTTGGTCAGGATGTAGGTATTGCTGGTAGCGTTCAAATCGACCAAGACCTTAATGTCTCCGGAAGCATCAACTCTTACGGTACGGCTAACTTCTCGGGATTTGTCGATTTTACCGGGTCCCTGAAGGTCAACAACCAGACTGCGTATGTGCTTACCGGAATCGTAGAACATACCATTCCCTATTGGAGTGCAACGTATGCCGGGTACTACGACACTATCTACGCTTCTCCGACTTTCACAAAGCCTACCGACGAAATCTGGATTCTTGAAGTAGTCGCTAGTAGCATGGGAACCGGTTATGACTTTGAGTATGCCATCAGGCTTGGCTCTCAGACCTACCTAACCGGACAGTATCTGTCGCTTCATCATTACCAAGATTCCGGTGGCGGCGGCAACTTCTTCCGAAACACCGAAACGCATCGTTACCTGTTCCCTACCGGGGTGGTTATGACGAACGAAACCCTCAAGATTGATGCTTGGGCTGGCAACGGTTCGTCGATGAGAATGTTTGCTACGACGGTGACGGTCGGAACCGTCTTTACACAGGCGACCCAAAAGGCGTCCGTCTTCCGTATTTACAAGTACAAGACTGCCATTGTTCCTACGCCCTAATGCTCCTGACCAAACTGGTCACGTTCATCCGTCAGACCCACGAACATAAGGAAGGAACAGCCTTCCCGTGGGCCGACGATTCGCTAGGGCATTATCTGGCTTGGGCCATGAGCAAGGACTACCTGTTTGTGTCCTTGGACGTAGGAGAGCCTACCGGAATCTCCGTCGTCTATCCCCTGCCTAAGCCTTACGACGGAAAGTTTAGTCAGGTCCTTCCATTTGACGAGGAGGTTCCAAAGGCGGAAGAAGCATCCAAGGACCTAGTCATCATGGACAGCATCTTTACCAACGAAGCCGCCCGGCAAACCCTTACCGGTCAGTTCATGGAGCGATACCCTAATTGGAAAGAGCAACGCAAGTTTGCCACTAGAAAAGGGGTTGTATCGTTGCTAGATAACCGCTACTTTGAACTTACAAAAGGACTGAAAACATGAGTATGCCCGCAATCTTTAACATGCCTTCCCGCCTTGGCTGTTGCGGGCCTCTTGCAATCGTTGGGGCCGCTTTGGGTGGTGCTGGTGCCCTTGGTGCTACTGTTGGTGCT